TTTCTCAATCGAAAAGCATACAGTTACTGCTGTTACTCGTGCCCTTAAAGCTGAGTACACAATGGAACTTGCTCAAGACCTTAAAGCTATTCATGGTTTGGACGCAGAAACAGAATTGGCAAACATCTTGTCAACTGAAATTCTTGCAGAAATTAACCGTGAAGTTGTTCGTAACATTTACGTTTCAGCTGTTAAGGGTGCTCAGTCAAATACTACAACTGCTGGTATCTTTGACCTTGACACAGACTCAAATGGTCGTTGGTCAGTTGAGAAATTCAAAGGTCTAATGTTCGCAATCGAGCGTGATGCCAATGCTATTGGTCAACAGACCCGTCGCGGTAAAGGTAACATGATCCTTTGTTCAGCTGATGTTGCTTCTGCACTTCAGATGGCAGGTGTTCTTGATTACACTCCAGCCCTTAATAACAACTTGAATGTTGATGATACTTCAACTACATTCGCTGGTGTTATGAATGGTCGTTACAAAGTGTATGTTGACCCATATTCTGCCAACGTATCTGCTTCTCAGTACTACGTTGTTGGATACAAAGGTACTTCACCTTACGATGCTGGTATGTTCTATTGCCCATACGTTCCTCTACAAATGGTTCGTGCGGTCGGTGAAAATACTTTCCAACCAAAAATCGGGTTTAAAACTCGTTACGGTATCGCTGCTAACCCATTCCACACAGGAACAGTTGCAGCTGCAAATGATGGAGCAATCTCCATTAGTGCTGCTACCAACAAATATTACAGACGCGTTCAAGTTAAGAACCTTATGTAATAATAATAGTTGGGTTAACCAACTAACTACAACAAACTTAAAGAGGGGATTTATTCCCCTCTTTTTTTTGTTATAAATAGTAGTATGACAACAAATACTTCGCCACTTAACAGACAGCCAACAGTTTTGGATTATTCAAGTCCAACTCAGTTTAGGTTTATGATACACCAACTTCCAAAAGTTGAGTTTTTTACTACTGGTGCAAATATTCCAGCAATATCTTTGGGTGAATTAGTTATACCCACACCGTATAAAAGTATTCCAATTTTAGGTGACAATCTTACTTTTGATAACTTATCAATCTCATTTATTGTAGATGAAGAGTTACAGAATTATAGAACAATCCATGATTGGTTGATCGGTATTGGTTTCCCTAAAAGTAAACAACAGTTTATTGATTTTAGACGTAGTGGTTCAAATACCCCAGCTGGTGGCGATGGTGGTAATACTGATATTGGTAGGGTAGGTAACACTACAGCAGATAAAGCTTTTTATTCTGATGCAACTCTTACAATACTTTCAAATAAAAATAATCCTATTGTAGAAGTTCGTTTTGCAGACTTATTTCCTGTTTCATTAAGTGGACTAGACTATACACAAAATGTAACTGATGTTGAGTATCTTACTGCTACAATAGACTTTCGTTACAAACTATATGAGATAATACCTATAACATAATGGAGTAATTATGAATCTTGATGAATTGAAGCATGGAGTTTATGCTGATCTAAAAATAGATAATGAACACTTAGATACCGAATCCTTAAAAAACCAAGAAATTAAAGCAAAATATTTAGATGTTAAGTCTAAGTACGAACTTCTTTTGTTTAAAGCAAAAGGTGACTACAAACGTATATACCGTGACAAATGGGAATACTATGGTGGTAAGGCTGATGCTAAGATTTACATTAGTAAACCCTTTGACATTAAAGTTTTAAAGACAGACCTGAGTGTATACATTACATCTGATCAAGATGTGATAGATGCAGAAAATAAAATTGGATATCTAGAAACTGTTGTTGATTATGTCAAGGGAGTTATTAAGTCAGTTGATAATCGTGGTTGGGACATTAAGAATGCAATAGAATGGAAGAAATTTGAAGCAGGAGTGACATACTAATGAGGTATGAAAAATTATATCAAACAGCCAAGTTTAAATGAAAATATCAAAAGTCAATGAAGTATATTTGACAATAGAAGTAGAAGACAGTTTAGAAAGAGAATTGTCTGATTACTTTACGTTTGAAGTGCCTGGTGCTAAATTTATGCCACAATATCGTAATAGGATATGGGATGGTAAAATACGTTTGTTTTCGCCACAAAATGGTAGAATATATGTAGGACTTCTTCCATACATTAAAGAGTTTTGTTTAAAAAATTCTGTTAAATACACAATCGAAGATGGAGTAGAAAATGATAGGAATGTTGCACGTACGAGCGTTAGAGATTTCGCATTATCATTACAGCCCAAATCAAGAGGAAAATCTATTGAAATCCGTGATTATCAGTTGGATGCTATACACCATGCAATATCCACAAACCGTTCACTTCTATTATCTCCTACCGCTTCTGGTAAGTCACTTATAATATACACACTAGTTCGTTATTATCACATGATGGGATTAAAAACTTTAATCCTTGTTCCTACAACATCACTAGTTGAACAGATGTGTTCTGACTTTATTGATTATGGTTGGAAAGACGAATACATTCATAAAGTATATGCTGGTATGGATAAAGGTTCTAAGAAACCAGTTGTAATATCAACATGGCAATCAATATATAAACTTCACTCTCCATACTTTGCACAATATGGTTGCATAATCGGTGATGAAGCTCATTTGTTTAAAGCAAAATCTTTGACAGACATAATGGTAAAGTCCAGAGATGTAAAGTATAGATTTGGTTTAACAGGTACACTTGATGGTACACAGACACATCGTTTAGTTTTGGAAGGATTATTTGGAAAAGTAAGGAAAATTATCACAAGTAAGGAATTGATGGATAATAACACTTTAGCTAAACTTGATATCAATTGTGTAGTATTAAAACATACAGAAGAAGAATCTAAAAGAGTTAAGAATTATGTATACGCTGAAGAAATTAATTACATAGTATCACATCCTAAGAGAAACATCTTTATTAAAAATCTATGTAAAAATTTAAACGGAAACACTTTATGTTTATTTCAGCTAGTTGACAAACATGGTGTTTTACTGTATAATGAAATAAAAAAGTTTGATAGAAAAGTATTCTTTGTGTATGGCGGAACTGATACTCAAACTAGAGAAGACATTCGATCAATAACTGAAAATGAAAAGGATGCTATTATTGTTGCATCATACGGTACATTCTCTACAGGAATAAATATTCGTAATATACATAATATAGTTTTTGCAAGTCCATCTAAAAGTAGAATAAGAGTATTACAAAGTATAGGTCGAGGATTACGTCAAAGTAAAGATAAAGACTCAGTAAAACTATTTGACATAGCTGATGATCTTACATACAAAACTAAAAGAAACTTTACATTAAGACACTTTTTTGAACGAATAAATATATATAAAGAAGAACAGTTTGATTATAAAATTGATAAGGTAAATTTGTGAATGATATTAAATGAAACTTTTAAAGAGAACTCAAAAATGAATTATCAAGTTATAAAGTTATCAAATGGCGAGGACATTATATGTACCGTTGAGGCTGTTGAGTCTGGTAAATTTAAAGTAACTTCACCACTAAAAATGTGTACTCAAAGTAAGATAACTGAAAGAGGTGTAATTGAGTCTCTAGGCCTATCTAGGTGGGTGCAAGTATATTCTGATCAACCATTCTATAATATAGAAAAAAACTCTGTAGTTATAATGACTCCTGCATCTGAAGGATTGGGTAGATATTACGAGCATGTATTAAAAAGTATGCATGCTGCAGAATTAAAAGTTCCAATGGATGCAACAGATGAAGAGTTGGATCGTATAGAAGAAGAAGAGTATCTAGATGAATTTGATGATGAAGATTATCTAGCCCATTGGAATGTAGATAATAAAGTTTATCATTAATTTGAAGAGCTTATAAGAGCTATTATACACAAACTGTATAGTGTTGTCAAGGGCAAAATAAATTTAATTTGCATAGAATGCCCCTTGACATTCTTATCATATTAGTGTAGTATGATAGAAATAAGTAAAGGAATTGTTATGGCTAAAGTTAAGAAGGTAAGTATCCATTATGTGGATAACAAAAAGTTTCTTCAGGCAATGAAAGATTGGAAAGAGGAATGTGTCGAAGCTGAAGAAGCAGACGAAGAGCGTCCCAGAATTACCAACTACATTGGCGAGTGCTTTTTAAAGATTGCAAATGGGTTATCCTACAGACCAAACTTTATTAACTATACATACAAACAAGAAATGATTTCTGATGGTATAGAAAACTGTTTACAATATCTTCATAACTTCGATCCCGAAAAATCAAATAATCCTTTTGCATATTTTACTCAAATAATTTACTATGCATTTCTTCGTAGGATTCAAAAAGAAAAAAAACAAGCTCATGTAAAACATCAGCTAATTTCAAAACAAGAATATATTCCTTTTGTAACAAATCCACACGACACCACACAATATTCAGTTACAGGATTTGATATTAATATAATGGTGCCTGATGAGGCAGTATATAAACCTAAGAAAAAAGAAAACAAAGATAAAAAAGGTGGACTAGAAAATTTCATGGAGCTAGATGATTGAAGATTGCTATAATTAATGATACACATTTTGGTGCAAGAAACGACAACTCAAATTTTAATGAATACTTTTACCAGTTTTTTGAAGGAACATTCTTTCCGTATATTCAGCAACATAATATAAAAACTTGTATCCATCTGGGAGACTTAATGGACAGACGTAAGTTTGTTTCATATAAAACAGCCAAAGACTTTCGTGAAAGATTTATTTTACCATTTAAAGCTTTGGGGGTAGATTTACATATTATGATTGGGAACCATG